CAATATGCATAGGTCTGGACATCTTCTTCGTCAGCCTCAGAGTCTGGCGTTTCCGTCGCCGTGTTGTCGACGACGATGTAAATTCGTCCGGATATCGAAGACCGCTTACAGACCTGAGACATCAGATAATTAATGTCGTACCCTTCGGAAGTGGCCGACTTCCAGAATTTCTTAATCGAATCTTGCGCGTCATCCTCATTTCTGGAAACGTCAGTTCGAAACACGTACTTATTTACGAGATCGACGACCTCACGAGAATGGTTGAAGCGATATGCTCGCTCCTGTCTTTTTTCATATTCTTTGTCACCTTCCTTGATGTACTTGAAGATGTTGTCCTTAAACCAACCACGGCCGCCCTCATAACACGCCTCCATAAATTCCCAATGGGATTTACGTTCCGTATATTCGGGGTGTCGCCTCTGCGCAATCTTGGAAACATCGCGCTCTTGTGATTTCAGTTCTTCTGCCATTCGGAAGTGCTTCCTATAAGAATGTAAATTATCTCATCGTAGACGATGATTTACAAGGATATGCCAGCGATGATGATCTTGCGCAGCGGGTATTTGAACTCGATTGCGTAACCCAAGGCGTCGGCCGAGTGTTCTGTTCCCATCTTTTTATCTACTTCACGACAGCCTTCCTTGTAGATTGTTTGCTCCAATGAGTCTATCAGGTGTTGGCAGCCGCTGTCGACCCGTAGCCTGGTCGAACCATCTGCCGCCCGAAGCATTCTGTTCACGCAATTCACTCTATCAGCCACTGGCGGGTGTTTTCTTCGATGATAGATTCGCCTGTAACCAGACTCTCTAAAGACCGCCAATGCCTTCTGTCCAGTTCACTCACTGCCTCTGCTGTTGAGCTATTTGGCAGCACAATCTCGTCTATTACCCAAACCTCACCGTTCTTCTGAGGCTGCATAACGACAGCAGACATTGGGTCTCTGTTGAAGTCCTGACCAACCCACAGTGGTAGCTCCTTGTTGAACTTGTACTCGCCAACATGAACAGACCTGTCAAATGGGTAGTAGACCCGGCCGCCCATAGTCTCGAACGACGCCTCAAACTCCTGCTTGAAAGATCGCTCGTCCATGTCTTGTCGTGCCTGTTCGATTTCTGACGCTGGAACAAACGGGCTGTCGATTGATTTGAACTGCCAGCTTTCCCACCTTTTGGCTGCGACTAGCTTTGGGTTCTGTCCGAACTGGTACACATCATGGAGATAATTGAATGATTTCGGCGTGCCGATGAAGGTAGCTCTGCCAGCAGTGGTTGCCAGCGTTGGTCGAAGTGCCTTCTTCCATGTGTCAGGGTGCATGTCCTGAAACTCATCCAGCACCACATGATTCAAACCTACACCGCGCAAGGAGTCATATTTGTCCGCACCCTTGAGTGTAATAATTGATCTGTTCTTCAGCAGAATATACAGACCGGTCTCGTTGGTCTTTCGTATCCACGCTCTAGGGATGGCGTCCAGAAGCTCCGGCCACATGATGGTTTTTGCCATCGCATAGGTTGGAGCGACGTACCAGACCAGTTGTCGTGGTAATGCGGCCGCCCTAATCATCTCGGTTCTGCCAAGTTGAGTTTTGCCCCAACGTCTACCGGCCACCACAACTTTGAATCGCGCCAGCGACCGCCACACTATGGCCTGGCCTTTGTGCAGCTTTAGAGCTTTTGCGCGAGACATTAGACTCCTTCCCCAGCTATCTCGTCCGCGAGTTGGTCGATTGTCTTCTCGCTTTCCTTGATCTCAAGATCAGGGTCACCAAGCCTTTCAATTTCATCCAACTCGTCTTGAGTAAACTCCTCAATCGGCAATACCGGAATCTCATCGCCAGCGTCTGGTTCGCGATCCAAACCTGTGATTGCCCACCTATCTGCGCGAGCCATCTGAATACCTGCCATCGCCAACTTCAACGTTGCAATGTCATCCTTCGCGTCAGAAATTGGAGTTTCGTCATTTATCGCCTTGGCTATTCTGGCGAATATCAGCTTCGCTATTGTCGTAGCGTATTTGTAATGCTCGTCCTTCGAACTCTTGATCCGCTTGATATTGTTTGCGGCGTCAGAGATCATCTCTCTTGCCGTTTCATCTTTGGCTGCTTCAGCGTAGACCTCTGCTTTAGAACCCTTCTCGATGCCGCGCTTCGATAGGGCCTGGCTCAGATACGATGCGTTCGCTCCGAATGTTGTGGCTAGGTCTACGAGTGTGAAATCACCTGACGCCCACATCTCCTCGATCTGGCCCCACTCAGTAGGAGTGAGACGCTTTCCAGTTTTGAGAGGCGTCTTTTTCTTTCGAATCGGTTTCTTTCTTATTTTTCTACTGGCAGCAGTCATAGCCCACCAAGTAAAAATGGGCCGTCGCCAAGAGGGACCAGGGGGTGTGCGACGACCCGTTGACAACCGTTGTAAAGATATATTTTATCACAAAATTCAATTTACTATTCCCGAAATCGCTAAATAAATCCCCGTGCCGGGGTCTTTTCTCAGCCGTCGTTTTCCCTTTGCTATAATAACTCTTGGACCCTTGGGGCTTAGACCTTAAATACTCTAAAAGCTAATTAAAGCGAAAAATTAAAATCCCCGGAATGAAATCCAATCCACAGAATTAGACCTCACTCGCAAGCTCCCTGGAAAGAACCCTGGACATGGCTTCTGGTGTCGAGGTTCTTTTTCTGGATACAAATTCGTAACCATTTTTTGTGGCACACAAGGTGATACGTCTCCTGGCTCTGCGCTTCTGGGTTTCTTTCTTTTCAATCATACCCTTTGATATCAGATTTCGAATGATGAACTGGATTGAGGGCTTATTTGTGTCATAAAAGACTCTCTGGATTATTTCGTCCAGATCACAAAAGGAGCCATTTGAGTTTGCTCTTACAATGACTGTTAGTACATTTTCTTGCTTGTCCGTGAGTATCACGATTGTTCTCCATCTAATAAAATCAGCTTTTCTCCGGTCGCTTGCCTGTCAAAAGCCGTGAGTGGTAGGGTGTCTGGAATCTTGCGTCCAAAGTCTGGATTCTCGTACACGCCGTATTCGGGCATGGCAAAGACCAACTGTTGCGTGTTGCGCAACACACTCTCTATGGGCATGTCTTCCATTACTCGGCGTTTCTTTTCCAATCTTACATCGCCAACGCCCTGTTTTTCAAGGGAACTGCGATAATAATAGAAATTTCGAAGTAAAGGTTCCAGCCCTTTTCTTTCACTTTCTGACTTCGCCATCAGTTCATCTCTGAGGGCAATGTAGTCTATTGGGTTACAGTCGAAGTGCAGACCGAAAAACTCAATTCCCTCTTTGTAGTAAGGTGATCGACGCGGTTTGGTGAACAAGAATCCCGCCTTTTGAGCGAACTGATTGTATCTGCTCATGGAGGATTGTATTTCAGCGAATCTCTTACCTTCCATTCTGGCCGCCAGGTTCAACGCTCTCACCGCCACACCGATTCCTCGATACATTGTGTCGACCACGGTGCGCGAATTCAGACACACATTCTGGTTCAGCCATTTGAATCGATGAACGTTCGTTATTCTGGTGTCTCCTCCGCCTGCTGCCAATATAGGAAACAATTCATGTCGAGATTTCAGCAAACCACGCGGAGAAGTCATAACGACACACCCGACCAGATCATCAAACAGACTTATTCGATACACTCGTCCAGCCGTTCTGCCTGTCGATTTGTAATGCAACTCGTGCAGAGCTTCCCAATCCGACTTGTCTCCCGGCGAGATTATCATCTTGCGAAGAAGATCGAATTTAGCGGGCACGAGCAGGCGCTGGATCTCGACATCGACAATTGCTGAAGAATTTTTACTCATCTGTTAAATTTCTACTTTTTCTCTGGAATTGTGTTGACAATCTCTTTGAATTCGTCGAATGGTAAATACCAAAATGGATATCTTTCTTTGAACGGAGCGTCTTTTGGTAAGCTCGTGTTCATCAGATATGGAAACACTTCAGGGTGAGTTGCGATAAACGCAATGACTCTCAGCACATTCATTAGATTGCTGGCATCCCAATGCCCTGATCGTAAAGCTCGAAAGGCTACAAGTGCAATGAAAGAAAAGAATCCTAGGCCGTAGCCAACAAAGAAGCTACTCATTTTTATCTCCTCGAGAAATTTCCACTTTATCTCTGAATCTCTTTTTCACAACCAGGGATGGCCCCAACTCTTCCAGGAGATCCTCGTGGGTGGTGGCCACGATCAAAGTCTTTCCCTCTTTTCGAGCGTGTTTCTGTAGAGAGAACGCAACAATCTTTGCCGTAACGCGATCAAGAACGGCACCAAATTCATCAGCAACCCATACATCTGCTGGTAGATTTAACAGGTGGGCCAGTCTCAGTCGATATCGCTGACCATCGGACAATTCACTTGGCTTACGAATGAACAGATAAGCGTCATTCAAACCAACTCTGGATAGGATCATCAGAGCTTCTTTTGTAGTCTTGCCAACTTGGTCGACTAGCGGAACATTTTCGAGTTGAACATCGTCAATATTCAT